CGCTAATATCCATGAATGGCGAGAGCGTCCGCTCCTTTCCTGCCCCCGATGCAGGATCTGCCATTCTGCTTGACTCTATCTGCGATACCAGTAGAGCGTCGCCTGTAAATTGATCCCTTGCGAACTGCCGCTGATAAGCCTCCACATCGTAATCTGGATGCTTGTTGTCTACCCAAAGATTGGACATATCAAATAATGTTTATGAAAGATGCCCCTGCGCTTGCCTTCGGCTTGGGATCGTAGATCGCCAGTTCCAAAGCGTTTCTGCGGTCAGGGCTTCTCCTAATCAGCGTTTTCAGTTTCTTCTTGTCGGCCACCTTGCGGCGACCCTTCGTATCCATTGTGTATGTCGTTGATGCCAACTCCTCTACCAGCATACTGTCATCAGGCACGGCACCGCCAGCCTTTAGCCAGTCGGCTAAACCAAATGCCATCTCACTTCCAGCATCTGCATAGTTGTCGGAATCAGTTGCGGGAGATTGGAGGTGAATAGGGCGCACTCTAATTCCAAGTTGCTGTGCCAAGTCCATGTGTGACAGGGCATCCACTGGAGAAGCTCCGAGTCCGATCTCATCTATCTTTACCTCTATCTCTCTGTCTGTGTCGCGGCGAAGCCGACGAACGGTGTCTACAATCTTACTGGCTACCTGCACCCCATCCGATCCTTGCAGGACCACGGGTTCCATTGCCCAGTGGCCGCGAACAGGAAAAATGACGGTTTCATCATCTCCGAAGCGGGCTACGTCAACACCAAGGCGCAACGCACCCTCGCGGGATACTGTGGGCCATCGGTCCTTTGCAAACTCAATAGTTTCAAGCCCGTATACCGTATTGTCGCCGTGGCCGGGGAAGTCCCCCATTACACGAACGCGGTACAGCGGGCTGTCCTCGCCCCATTGGTCCTTCTTCTGCTGGCACCACTTCTTGGTGGCAAGACCGGGGATCTGTACTTCGCCCGTCACATTCGGGCTGTCCCAGCTGCTGATTTTTATGCAGTGCCACGACGCTCTGTACTTATTGAAAGCGTCAAAGAAGTGTCCACTCATCTTCGTACCCTGCGAAGCCATTACCATCTTGGCACCACCAGCCATGTTTCCTTCCATGGCGGAAAACACAGCGTCTTGTATGCCCGAGGCCTCATCAAGCAGGTACATCACATGGGGAGAGGAGATACCAGCAGCATTCTCAGCCTCCTTTGCAGAGAAGCCAAAGATTTGGTTGCCGCTGGTGAAAGTTAGGCCCGTGGCGGGATCAAGCGAAGGCGGTTTTATACATACCTGCTGGAGGATCGGGGTTCGCTTGTATGCTGCGCGGATTTCACGCCACGCAATGTCCTTCACCTGATTGAAGGATGCCGCAGATAGGGCAACACGCGCATCCTCCCCCAAGAGGTGCCATTTGAAGGCCCACCACAGGGCCAATACCATAAAGGACCGTGACTTTGAAGTCTTATGCCCGGATCGGATGGCAACCTGGTCATTATCTCTGACGGCACGTAGCAGCTCACGCTGCTTTGACCACGTTGTCTCACCCAATACGTTTTCAGCAAACCATACCGGGTCCTCACACTTCTCGGCAAGGGCCTTAATGTCATCGGGAGTTGGCATTAAATCAAAGAACTATATTTTTCGGGCCGCGATGATAAGTTCATCAAACGCAGACAACTCCTCGCCTACGCTGGACTGCCTGTAACCACCGTAATGCTTCATCAGGCGGTCTAAGGCATCATCTGCTGGGTAGAAGTCAAACTCCGTCCCGTATTTTGTCGGACTAATCTTCTTTAGGAGTGAACCGTAGCCCTCTTTCTGCATCTGCTTGACATCAAATACGTATTCAATGCCCAAATGCAGTTCGCCCTCGCAATGAGGACAGGCGACAGGCACCTCCCGCAGGTATTTCATCAGGTCCACATCAGCAATCGCCGAAAACTTGGCAATCACCTCTTCCATCGGCATCTTCAGAGCATCCGACTGATCTATCAGCCGCCGCTCCACCTCTGCCCAGATGTGTTCCTTCTTAAACAGCTTGTGAGCCTTAACCTTCATCGCCCGGTACGCCCTTCCGTCGTCCTCCTGACCCTCTGGCACCTTAGCGCAGTAGTAGCCAGCGGCTTCGTAGGAGCGGACCTTGTTCCGATAGGTCTGGCTCTCTGGATCAGTGTACAAGTCCACCAGCTTGGCTTCCTTATCTGTAAACTGATCGTATGTCTTTAATTCGTGTCTTTCTGGCATCCCGATCCATAGATACACCTTACTGGCCTTAATCTAATCTTCACAGAAATACGGCGCAATAAAATTGAGAAATAAAGTTGCGTGGTATTATAGGTGGTGTTATATTGCCCCTGTCGTGCAATTCCGCACGGCATTTTTACGTGTAAAGAGGTAAATACCATGGCAAGAGGAGTAAATAAGGTCATTCTCGTCGGCAATCTGGGACAAGACCCGGAGCTTCGCCACACAGACTCAGGAACCGCTGTCTGCAACATCCGACTCGCAACGAATGAGTCCTATAAGGATGGAAATGGAGAGTGGGTTGAGAGAACTGAGTGGCACAGCATTGTTGCCTGGGCGAGACTGGCTGAGATTTGCAACGAATATCTCAAAAAGGGATCACAGGTCTACTTTGAGGGCAGCTTGCAGACTCGCAAATGGCAGGATAAAGAAGGAAATGAACGCTATACAACCGAGATCAAGGCCAAGGAGATGATGATGCTCTCCAGCTCTGACTCCGGTGATGGTTCTACTGGTTCCCCACCCGCTGTAAAGCCGTCTACCAAGGAAGTAATAGACGACGTTCTACCTTTCTAAGGGGAAGCCTCCGCCCCACGGCGGGGCATATAGTGCAAGGTTTTTGTGAGTTTCCCCTTCGCTGTATGTCCCGCCACCCTTTTAGGGTGCGAAGTGGTTTAGACCAGTAGTAAAGCCTTTGGGAAGCTACTGGAACCCCGGTTCAACTCCGGGCGCATCCACAACTGAGTAAGGCAGTCTAAACCTTGCCTGTTCTTACCTAAACAAAACCACC